AGGTATGGTAAAACCCATGACACCTTTCGGTCCCACGGGTTCTTCATCTTCCTCCGCCATAGCTTGAATCGCGAGGTTGGATTTCGCTATGCCCTTGTTAATCTTACTAATAGTAAGCTCTGTTAGGGCGGAAATCACAGCCTGCAACGATTCAATGAGAGGAACACCAATAGATGCAATGAGGAATCCGAGTAAGATATATAGAGCAATACTTATATAAATCTCTCCTTTCGGATTCTTCTCATATACTTTAAAAAATCTCTTAAATAGATTAAACAGTTTTGTCCTCAGAATTATTAGATCTCTGACGCTTAATGCTTTCAATACACTTTTCCTGCGCGGCCAGGTAGGACTTCAGCTGCTTGCGGAGAGTGGTTCGCTGTGCCTTGTAGCGACCCAGTAGATCGGTTGCCGCACAGACTCTATTAATAAATGCGCCAGTGGGGTCAGCGGGTTCACCATTAGTCTGAGAGTTATAAATAACATCCTTATAGGCGGCCCACAGGACCTTAGCAGCGGTTTCCGCGCGCTCAATTTCATCATCATAAATCTTAATCATAGCGCGATAGTGGGCAATCGTCGCACCTACCTTTTCAGAGAAGAATTCTTTATCCTCCTCGTGGCAAAAGGCAATGCCATAGTAGTTATGACCATTGTAGGTCAATTTAACAGAAACATCATTATCAAAAACCTCGACAACAGGCTCAAGGTTCATAATAGCAGAATGCAGGCTCATAATTTTTCTCCTTTAATTAATATAAATTTCTTTTGGGATTGAATGTTTTTCTATAGGTTCATCAATAGAGGTAGTAATTGAAGCGTCAGCCATATCAAAGCATTTTTTAATTGCGGCGAGCTGTTTGGTGTAGCGTTCATTGTCCTCTTGCACACGCTGTTTCATTTTCTCAATAATTGTATCAAGAGAAACAGGAAATCCATTCCATGCATCAACCTCGCAATGCACGATACATCCCTTTTCCCAATCAGCAAGAGGGTCGGTTGCATGAGAATGGCCGCATAGATTAATAGTGCGCGCCCGCAAGGGCTTATCATCATCAAGATTAGAGGTTAGAGTGGGATAATGGCTGAGATAAAAATGATACTTATGATACTGAATCATCTCTGCATAAGAAATAGAAACCACTTGCGGCAAGGCCTCATACATTTTTCGGCGGGTAGACGTGTCGTGGTTACCGAGGATGATATGAATTTTACCGTTTAGTTGGTTTAACATTTTAAAATTATCAATCAGAGAATCAGCTCCACCAAGACATAAGTCACCAAGAATATAAACTTCATCCTCGTTTGTGATAGTAGCATTATATTTATCAATTAGGCTTTGATTCATCTCCTCAATAGAGGAATAGCCTCGTGCTGCGTAAACAAAAGGCTTATTGTGCGACAGATGAAGGTCACTTGTGACGTAAATCAAGATTCTCCCTCCTTCCAAGGTTTCTCCCATACTTCAACAGACTCAAAATGATACTTCATAAATTCTTCAACAGTAGGCTCCTCGAATCCCTCAGCCATTCGTTCTATTGCTTCATGTGGGACTCGCTCTCTACCGCTGCGGAGATCGTTTTGCCGCACACAAACATCAAGAGGCGTAGTCAGGTAGAGTACCAGCAACCGCACATCGCTACGTTCCTCAATTTGATTGAGAATTTTAGCCCTACTTACTTTAGAAATATGAGTTGCATCAATGATCGTAATATCATTTTGCTTAATTGATTTATTAGTATTTTCAATAAATTTTCTAAAAACTTCCTTCTCCTTGGAGAAATAACCGTTATTTTCAGAAATCATTTGAAATCTTAGCTCGTCACGGGAAATATATCCGACCGAGAAGCCTTTGTCAGAAAATGCGGCCATCATGCGGCGAGCCTCAGTTGACTTTCCGCTGCCAGGAATGCCGCAAAACATAATCAGATAACTCATGATATATCACATCCATTCTAAAAATTTCTTTAAATCTTGCCACTTCTTCATCATCGTGGCACTCCCAGTGATTATATTCGCCTTTGCACCAAGGGCAATAGAGATTTTTGAGGTGTCCCTTTTCGTGTTGATGACTTACCTTGCGCGGGATGGGTAGCCCCTCGCGCCCGCAATTAGTACAGAAAAAACGGTGAGTTATGCGCTGAGTTTTTCTCATAATTCTTTATCCTTTCTTATATTATTATTATAACATAAAAAATTATAAATGTCAAATTTTATTCTATCTCTTGATCTAGGTCTGGAGCTCAAACGAGTGGGTAAGTACCCTGAAAGGGTACGTCCCCGACTTTTGAGAAACAGACCAAATACTTCGCTAAGGGTTATTTAAAGTTATTGGTTTTGTTTGCTATGTGGTAAAAATTTTAATAACTTTTCTAAAACTAAACCCCTCGCTGTGTTGCGAGGGGTTATTTTTATTCCTTAATACTATCTAGCACTCCACTATTCATAACAGCCAGTACCGCCCAACAACCTGCGGCGACCAGCTGGCCTACCATCAGATAAGGGCTTGCCGCATTTGCCGCGCTAAACGCAAACACGCCAACAAGCACCGTATCAAAAATAGTGTTCACAAGGGGTATAATCTTTTTAATCATTGTTATCTCCATTCATCATATCATTATAGGACGACATAGACATATACACCATACGTCCCTTAGACTTATCCTTAGCCTTAATAACGGCACCCATATCACAAAGATTATTTAGCACTCTTGCCATTTTCTGCGGGGTCTGCGTTGACAACGTGAAATCCTGGCCGCAAATCTCAGGAATACTTAGCGCCTGAGTGGTCTGCGCGAGTACCATGAAAGCCTTAGTTTCCAACTCTTGATTTTGCATGGCAGAATATTTAGACTTAGAACTTCTCATCGTAATCTACCTCCTGAGGAATAATGTCAACATTACACATAGGAACAGTGCGGAATTTATTACCTTCCTGCATAACCACGGTATTCTGCTCTTTATTCACAGAAACAACAGTACCCATGTGGTAGGTAGTTTCCACAACCCGCATACCAGGAATAATATACTGCTTAGCCATATAATACCTCCATCCACTTGTTTTCAGACCAATTCTCAGTAAAAGTTTTCCAATTTACATATTCTTTATAATTAGCCATGACGTACTTAAACTCTGCATTAGACCAATTTTTAACTCGTTCATAAATCTCTTTGCGGGGATAGTCGCGCCAATAGCCTGGAAGTTCAGAAATCTTGTGGAGAGCTTTGCCACACTCATCTTCCAGCGCCCGCATATCTTCCTTGATTTCATCTATTGCTTTTTTGTATTCAGAACAATAGACAAGAAATTCATCTTCCTCGTGTGCCAAGATAATTTTTATCAAACGCTTTTTGGTGATAACTCCATTTGTTGCGGCATAGTGTGCAACAAGATATGCGGGAGACTTGATCTTTACGCGATTGAATTCCCCATCACACACCACATAACCCTCTTGATCCCACGGTAGACTACTAGCCGCCGCAATTACCTCATCAAGAGAATTAAGGGGATAGCGATTAGGAATAGGACGATATTGAAAAATCATACTATCAGTAGGAAATAATTCATATCCAACAACATTATCTCGCCAACCAAGAAAATAAATTTCACTCTTTTGATAGGGGATAACTACCTTGTTGTAAGGAGATACCATTTCAAACATATAAGTACATTCTTTATCAGCGTTTTTATTCATGGCGTTACGCCAATCGGGCCAAATGCTGTCCCACAGATCACCATAAGATTTAAATACATCGCCATCGCCAAGCGGCGCAACATAGGCATTAATAGTGCCATTTGTTGCCAGTTTCCACTCTCCATTCCAGTAATATACCTTCATAAGGCTACCATCAATCTTCTCCTGAATTAAAGCAGTAGACCAATCAATCTGGGCTGCATGCGGCTCCCCGTAGTTAAAAAATTTCTCAAAAGGCCAACATACTACGCGATAAGGAGGCTTATTTTCAAAGATAATACCACGGGCTTCGCAAACAAGAGGAATAGAAAAGTCAGCAGTGAGCTGATTATATTTAAACATAACTAAATCATTATCGTAAGAGATTTTCAGATTATAAGGTTCCGCAGCGAGCAGTTCAGCCCAATTTTCATGCCCCTGCATAAATTTCTGAAGTTCTAGCATATTAACCTCCTAACTTATAACCTCTGCGGCGACGCCTTTCTGTCGCCTCGTCAATCGTCTGTCTGTGGAGAGATTTAACCTTTGCCAAGTGACCTTCTTTCATCCACCTGTTTAGATTGATTGGCGTGTAATTAATGACATCTGCACATACGTTAAAGTGATAGTCATCGTTTACGATGTCACGAGAGTGAACGTGCCCATGAATATTAAAACACCAATCACAATTTTCAATAGGTTCATGTGAAAGGATTAGCTTTTTACTAATCATAACAGGGCCAGCGAATACCAAATCAAACAAGCAATTATTAGCCCTGACTTCCCAGTATCCAAGACAAGAAGAAAAATCAAATCCCTCTATAATAGTATAAGAACAATCTGGATAGAGACGTTTCATTTCATCCAATGCTTCATGCTTTTGATATTCGCGTTTATCGAATTTTTTTATCCAAATGCGCTTTTGATAATTACCTATGCCTGCATCATGATTACCCATTACAAGAATTTTACGCTTAGCGCGCAATTGCTTTACCCATTCCACATTACCCACATCACCCAGAATAATCAGTGTGTCGTTTTTACCAACTTTGGAGTTGATAATTTTAACTTGTTCTGCGGCGGAGGGTCTATCTAGATATGCGTGGATTAAATCTGGATCATCGAAGTGGGTATCTGAAATAATCCAACAAGTATTCTCGCTCCAGTGTTCAAAGGGTGGATACAATCCTTTAATCATAATCTATCAACTCCTTTATTTTCTATAATTATTATATCATATTTTTTTATAAAAGTCAAACGGACGACCCTTACTGGGCCGCCCGCATATTATCTAGAATATCGCAAATATCATTCGCACATATTGTGAACTCTCGTTCTTTCCAACCTCTTGTTGTCATAGCAGGTGTACCAATTCTGATGCCAGAACTTTTGCTAGGCGGCAAAGGATCATTAGGAATAGAGTTTTTGTTTAATGTAATATTATAATTTTCAAGCGCATTTTGAACATCAATGCCCGTTAAACCAGTCCCTCGTAGGTCTACAAGGAACATATGATTATCAGTGCCGCCCGTAATAACATTATAACCGCGTTTAATAAATACTTCTGCCATAGCTTTTGCATTTGCTTTCACTTGCTTAATATAATCAATAAACTCAGGCTCCATGCACTGTTCTGCGCAGGCAGCTTTTGCGGCGATGACATTCATTAAACTTCCCCCTTGCTGGCCCGGGAAGACTGCGCTATCGATCTTCTTGGCTAGTTCTTTGCGGCAGAAAATTAGGCCTCCTCTCGGTCCAGCTAGAGTTTTTTGCGTAGTGCTAGTTACAAGATCGGCGTAACCAAATGGAGAGGGGTGGTGGTTTGCGGCAACCAGTCCCGCAACGTGAGCAATGTCGGCTAGCAAATAAGCATTAACCTCTTTCGCAATTTTAGAAAATTTGCAATAATCAATTATGCGGCTGTAAGCACTAGCGCCGCAAATAATTAGCTTAGGACGCCATTCATCAGCGAGTCGTTCAACCTCATCATAATCAATCCAGCCATTTTCATTAACGCCATAGTTGACTATATTATACAATTTACCAACCTGGCTTACCCGAGCGCCGTGCGAGAGATGCCCTCCACAGTCTAGGCTCATAGAAAGAATAGTCTCGCCAGGAGATACTACAGCAGCAATTGCCGCAAGATTAGCGGTAGTTCCACTGTGCGGCTGAACATTCACATGATAATCGGTATTAAAAACGTCTTTCCATAGGCTTTGGCAATACCACTCTAATTCATCATAGTATTTACAGCCGCCATAGTAACGCTTGCCTGGATACCCCTCTGTGTATTTACAAGTGAACTCACTACCTAAATATTTCAAAATTCTAGGGCTAACAAAATTTTCACTTGCAATAAGTTCTACGGTCTCGCCTTGGCGCTTTAATTCTTTTGCATAGATTTCATCAAGCGGTGTATACATAAATTCTGGCTTCACTTGCGGCGCTCCTCCAGAACCATAGCGGCAGCCCCCGCCATCGCGCCGCAAATAAAGACAATAATATAATTAATCATTTTATTCCTCCTTTGATTTATTCATACTGAGCAAAGCTACAATAAAAAATCCAAACCATGTTCCTACTATAAAACCACCTAAAGCAGCTAATATCATTAATAGCTACCCCCCAAAATCAAAAATTCACTACCCCAATTAGTATCGGCAGCCGCAAGCACCGCCCGCACGAATTGCTGAACCGTAGTAAACTGGTCTTCGTTTGTTGTAGGAACAAGGAAGCCATCATCATCATACTCATCCCAGATATGCCGTACAGTGTCATCTTCACACTGAACAACAACTCCATCTACGGGGATACAACGAAAAGACCCATCATCATGATGATCACTCATAGCATATAGAACTTTACCAAACTGATATTTAGTAGTTTCCATCAGATGCATTGTTGCCGCACAAAGCTGAGCATAGTCCGCGGCGGTGCGGATGACAATATACTGACCGCAGTCAACCTTCGCCCGCAAGGATGCATCAATATCATCATAAATAAAATCCATCCAATATCTACCATTAGAGCACCAAGAATCAATATCAGTTTGGTCAAAATCATCATAGCCCTCAAGGATAGTATTAACAATATTAGGAATAGAATCATCTCCACGAATAGCTACTGTGTTACTCTTGTTCGTCCAAGAATATTTTGTAATATAAGCATCATAACCCATAAGATTATTCTCCTTTCATTTTATATTTATATTATACCATAAAAAAAGAAAAAAGTCAAGTAGCTCGTTAAAGCTACCCGACTTGATCAATCCCACAAGGTATAAAAATATTCTGAGAATAATTTAAAGAACTTATCTTTTGCGGCTTCTTGCGCAGCGTCTGCCTCTTTTAGTGGCATATCATCATAAATAGGATTAGTTTCATCCATTTGATTGAGCAAGTTAATCATTTCATCTAAAATTTTGTTATATGCTTCAATGTTGCTTTGCTCAGAATCTGGATTATCCCACTCATATTCTGGAATAACGATAGAGGTACCGCACCTATTGTTTCGATAATTTGTCAATATCTCTCGCATGATAACAATAAACCAATCAAAAGTTTCCCATTGAGCGGTAGGGCTATATCCATGTTTTAGTGTAAAAATAATGCGTTTAAAAAGAATAGGAATATCTTTAAAATTTAAATACCAATATCTACCTTTACGAAAGAAAAGTCCTGTTGTAAGTTTATTGATGTTACTCATCACTCCACCTCCTGCATCCAGAACTCGCGGCGGTAATCGTAGCAAAGTATTGGAGCATCATCCTTTTTCTTAGGGCATACGTTGTCTCCATAAATATCTACTGGGCAGGCATACAACACGCTTCGGCTATCAATTTTTGCCACAGGATAATTATCAAGAAACACGCTCTGCCTTGTCTTGCGGGAATGTGCGGCAGACCATCCCTCAACCCGCGCGACCAGCTCTTCAGCATCGGCACTCAGGTCGTCCAGCTTAATGCATTGAATGTCACGCGCGGGACACCTATCTAAGCAATACCCCTTTTCTGCGTCATAGTAAGATTTGCACATCCTATCACGCTCTTTAATAAATTTTATAGCATCCATTTATTTTGCTCGCTCCTTTACGGTATAAATTTTACCTTCCACTTTAATAATTTCATATTTAGATTGAAATTCATTCATAGTTACACTGTCTTCGATAATGACCTTATCTCGTGGAATTCGATGATTGGCTGCATGAAGTTGGTTATAAATATCTCCATGCCGCACGTCGCAGAAAACATCTCCTGTTCGTATGTCTTTAATTGCTGCACAAATGATCATTTTTATTCCCTCTTTTTCTTTTATAAATATATTATAACATAAAAAAATAAAAAAAGCAAGTAGACCATTTAGCCTACCTGCTTAAAACCAACCACCCAACAATTATAATCATTAGGGGTACTATTACTTTGTGAGGATTCAACTGTATCGTATTTTTCTAAAAGCTGCTCTTGTGTAACTTTAGCGGGAGCTACGATCTTCTGGAAAGTTTCTCCTCTATGCTGAATACAATTATTCAGAGGAAACCATAAAAGAAATGCCAAAATAATAGACAATATAAGCAATCCACCCCACGAATCTTTATCCACAAAGAGCAACACAAAATACATTGTAAGGCAGAAGGCCATTGCACAAGCTAAAGCAATAGCAATAACATCAGCCCCACCCCAAGAGTTGCCTGACCATTCAGATAAAACGATAATATATTCCATTATTCCTCCCAAGAGATAGGCAAAGCCTTTCCATCTTTAGTAAAATAATAGCCTAATTCATCTACATAAACAACACTTCCTCGATAATACCATGCGTGTCCGGTTGATAAAACAAGAGGTTTAAGCTCGCCGAACGGTTGACGTGCGGCGGCCGCAATCTTTTCATTTTTCTTTTTCTCTTGCTTAAATTCTTCATCGAGCTTCGCCCGCAAATTATCAATATCCTGCTGTGCAAGGTTACGCAACTTTTCCAATCCTGCGGACTCTTGCTTGCGGCGCTCGGTTAGGCGGTCAATTTTGCGTTTATTTTTTCTATCAGCTTGAAATTGCATATAATCAAAAATGGTTTTAAAGCAAATACGAACTTCTTTATTTGTCCAGCCATTATGGTTACTTGTTCTATACAATTGACCATAATTAGTGAACTCATATGCGTTAGGATTTACTTGATACAAACGTTTGAGAGTAGAATAATCAATGATTGCTCGTTCCATTTCTTCATCTCTTGCTTGAAATCTTTTATAGCCAGAGGTTAAGTCACAAAAGGTCGCAATTAAAACAGCAAGTAAACTAATACCAGCAAAGAAAGCTACGATAATCAACAGGGCGATCATTCAGCTACCTCCATAGGTTCATCTTCAATTACAAGAACATTAACTTTATGTGAATATGCGGTACAAGCATCAATAGCGATAATACCTTTGTCGTAATAAGGGCTGAAGTCAGCTTCCTCTCCCCATTCTGGAGTACCCGATTGCCAGAAGTGGCCAAGAGAGACGTGCCAGTGGCCGCACACAATAGTTTTACTTGCGGGATCCAGATGACCATGACGGGCGGCTTTCATACCGTTCTCCCATCTAGCCTTCTCCCATGCGATAGTCGGTGCCTTACGCCAGTCGGGATACAATTTGAGAGAAGGGATCCAACCATGCACAAATACATAGTTTTTAGTTTCATAAAAATCAATCATGCGGTCAAAAAAGCTACGAGTGCATTTAAAAGCCAAATCCATTTTATCTTGCATCGTCCAATCCAGGCGAGTAGAACTATTACCTAGTTCTTCAATAGTACCTACTGTACCATTGTAATAATCTCGCATAGACAAACCTTCCGTGCAAGCCCAGTCAAACAGATCTTCATGGTTACCTCTTACGAGCACACAGCGGGGCTGCCGCAGAAGAAAATACATAACCTTTTTATTATCAGGACCACGATCAAAGTTATCACCGCAAGAGATGAGCCAATGAGAAGGATTAGTGGGATCATACCCCGCATCATCAAGTGCATTAATCATTTCATCATAAAATCCATGTACATCACTAATAACAAAATATTTATTCATAGTTTAACTCCTTCTTTCTAAATATCTTTAAAATCTACAAAGTTGCTAAGTTGTTTCATTAGTTCTTTTTCAAATTCTTCATCGGTCATGACCTCAATTTCTTTAAACAGTTGTCTTGAATGGAGCTTAAACACTCTTAGCCTCACTCTATCTTTTGCATAGCGCAAACGCCAATCGATTTCTACCTGCAGGCGGTGGCGTCGCCGCAAATTACGCTCTTTAGTTGCACGCGATTTTTCAGTGCATTTAAATGCAAATTTCAATGCTTTTGCATAATGGTCAAATGCAGTCATATTAACGCTCCTTATTCAACCAATAAACAGTTTTACCATTAGAGGGATGTTTGTCACTTCCCGCAAGGCCGGTCGCAATCAATGGCCGCATGGCGCCCGCAACTGCCTGCGGAGTGATGTCGTAGTCGCACATACGCTTAGCGAACTGCCGCACTTCCATCGCGGTTAGACAAGAATGAGCAGAGAGAACTTTGATAATTACATCTTTATTGGTCATGAATTTTCTCCTTCTCTTGATTTCTATATATATTATATCATAATTTTTTTAATTTGTCAAATAAAAAAAAGCCCCAAACCCAAAAAGGTCTGAGGCTTAAATTTAATTCATGTCAATGACGGTTAATACAATATTAGCTGTAGGTTTTTTGCTTGCCGTAAAAGTAATTCCTGAGTTTGCAGTAGCATCTGCGTCGGTAATGTAACTATATTCTTTAGTATTGCTTGTGCAAAAAATAATAGGATTAACAGATGCTCGCAAATTTGCAATGGATTGAGTGTATTTGTATACACTACCACTTGTCGTCCAAGATGTAGGTGTAATAGTGATAGAATAGGTTTTAGAAACTTGATTATTCCACTTCGTTGCACTTGCTATATCGCTATCAGGAACTCCGCTATCCGGTTTTACATAAATTTCTTTATATGCCATAGGGGTTTATTCCTCCCATACATAAAACTTACCATTGGTAGAGTTATAGATTAGATTGGTTGCTTTTGTTGTTGGAACAGAAGTCACTACTGTAATATAGTTGTCATCTGCTATTTTTACTTGAAAAGAAATATTTTTATCAACAAACTTGTTCGCTGTTGAAAACGTGTAGGTTTGTGTTTGAGAAGATTGGGTGACGGTGCCTTCGAGGTTTGTTGAACGGGTTAAAGTTTCCATTTAAATTCCCCCTTATTTTAACTCCAACTAAAGGCTCCGTTATACAAATCAAGAGAAACAGTAGCAGAGCCAGTTCTAGAAATAGCCTTACTAGTATTCTTTACAGTAGTAACATAGCCGGCAGTAGAAACTTTGGCTTGAGCGATACCGGAAGCGCTTAGTGATAGAGGGATATTATATTTCGCTTTGGTTACTTCAACAGTTGCAGTGCCCACGCTTGCCGTAACAGAACTAATCGTACTACCATCTGCACTTAATGCACCTTGGGCCACCTGAGAAGAATCAGAGGGATCAACCTTGGCAATAGTAATGGTACGGTCAGAAGGATAGTAACCAGCACCAATAGTAACTGTTTGAGCAGTAGTTTTAGGAGTTACGCTTTGAGTAGCACCTGTAGACTTTTTAATATAATACTCTTTTTCGGCTGTGTTAGAGGAAAGTGAAGTTGCATCACTTACGTTGGTTGCATTTTGTTTTTCTACCCAACCAGCAGTTTGAGCCTTAGTAATAGCAGCTCTATTAACACTACCACTACCAGAAGAAGTAATCTTATAAAATCCCGTAGTAGATGTTGTAGTTAAATCAACCTTATCGGTTGCATCAATTGTATTATTAACTCCAACTAAACCATTTGCGGTAACTGAAGTAACGCCTGCACCAGCAGTTAACCCGCCACCGTCGACGGTCGCACTACCTGCATCTAGGTTAATAACTACATCGCCGCTATTGGTTTCTTTGGTTCCAACGGAAGACGTGATGTAACCTCCTGCAGAGACACTTGGTGCAGCTACATTGACTTTTGCTGTTAAAGGATATTTGCCAGAAGCCTTAGCTCCGATAGAGGGCGTACCAGAAATACTGGGAGCTCCAGACTTAATACTGGCATTATCCATTGTACCAGCAACAAGTTCACCATTTTTGTTATACGCACTAACAGTTTTATAAATTAAATCTTCGTTACCAATGACGTTAGATTCGTCGGGAACTAATTGGGCAAGACTAATTTTTTGGTTCTCAGAAATATAACCTTCATTAATGTATAAATAATCTTTAGAAATTAGTACAGGAGCAGTTGTAGAAATATCTTTATAAGTTTGTCCTGCGGTAGCTTTGTTAGAGAATGTTGCGGGAGTTGCGCTGGAGCCAGTGCCAGTAACGCCAAAGATAGTTTTATTTTTAACAATGTTCGCGGGAATTAGATTCTCATCCAGGTCAGCCGCTGAAGCACTTGCTGTACCAGAGGCGGAAACGCTCGCGCCATTGACACTTGTGACCCAGCCAGCGGTTGCGGTACCATTAATGGTTTTAGAGCCGCTTAAAGTGGCGGTTAGAGTACCATTACTATTAGTGATAGTGCCAGAGACAGGAATGCTTTGATTTGCGGTAACACTTGCGGTGCCTTTCTTAACATAGAAGTCCGTAGCTGTCGTATGTGGAGTTGTCTCCGGCAGACCCGCAATATCTCCATTGGTTAACCAGCCTTCAGTGATATTTGCTTCAATAGCGCCAACTTTGGCAGTGTTGGACATGGTGACTTTATAACCGTCATTGGCAGTGCCAGTTAAATATGTTTTATCTGTGGTAGTAATTCCGTTATGAGTTAGCGTGCCGCCAGTAATGCTACCACTGCCTTCTTTGGCAGTAATAGTTAATTCAATGTCTTTATCAACATATTTATCTGCGGTATTAATAGTAAGCGTTTTAGATTTAGTAGCTAGGTCTAAAGAGCCTTCCCATTTTTCTTCTTTACGAGTTAAAGAATCAACCATAAAATACCTCTCTTCTTTACAATTTAAATTATGATTTCACCTTGAAAAACTTCTAAATCTTTAGATAGTTTTCCCCCATTGTAGCCTTTTGTTGCACTTACCCGGTATAGTTTATTATCGGAAGTAAGCCCTGCTTCTAGAGTCGTTTGATCTAGAGAGGCAGTGGTTTCAACTGTGACATCTGCTAAATTTATAGCATTTATCCAGCCTTCAGTTAATTTAGGAGTCAAAGTTACCTGAGTCTATACATTTACATTATATTTATTTGTATCAGAGTTTAAAACAACAGTCTGCTGGGCGTCGTGCGCAGTAGCTCCAACTAATTGTAATTCGCCTAGTTTTGGAGTAACCGTAATCTGAATATTGCGATCAACAAAAGTTCCTGCGGTAGCAAGGGTTTTAGATAATCCTTGAGCTGAAACAATTTGTTCAGCTACACTCCAATTTTCATTTACAATAGATATGGCCATAAATAATTACAACTCCTCTCCCTTGTAAATGGGTAGGGACACATTAAATTGTTCTGCACCTTCAGAATTTTTGAAAATAAATTTACCATTATCAAAAGTCGCTTGAGTAACGACCGTTTCATCTACAAATTTTAAATCGTTTATTTTAGTCAAACCGTCGCCTATTTTAAATCTATTTAAATCAGTATAAATAATAATTTCTCCCGCTAATGGGATAAAATTAATTGCTTTTTTCCAATCGGCGGTAGGAGCGTTTTTTTGCTGAATACGAGCGTTTAAGATTTTGGACGTAGCCATTATTTTCCCTCCTTGCGAGTATTTATATACACTCTTCTGAAAAGGGCATATAAATGCCCACAAAGAACTCAATATCAATTTCAAAAGAGTATTGTGAAATTACCCTATCAATTTCAAGGATAAGAGGGGTTCACAAGGAACCCCTCGTAGTATTTATTTATAGCGTATTCGCGTTACCGCAATTGAAGATTAGAGTATCAGTGCCCTGAGCCAGTAGGTCAGTGCTAATCTTGGTGATGTCAACGGCCTTATCAGCAATCTCCAGAGCAGTGCCGCCAATCTTGACTGTCTCAATCTTATTGACCTGAGCGCCAGTCTCAATAGCCTTTAATTTGTCAATTAAAGTGGTCTCGATTAGATCTTTACCAGTTGCCTTGGCGACATAGCCAGCGGCAACCTCAGTGGTCTTAGCATAATCAGCCAGGTCAGCAGCCTGAAGCGCAGTATCAGCCTTGCCCAGAGAGGTCTGGACGGCAGCGGCCAGCTTCGCCTTGGTAATCTTGCCATCGCCAATGGTAGCGGTCAGCACATGGTTATCATCAACGGCAGTGGTGATAATGCCATCAGCGGCCTCGGCACCAGTTACATACTCAATGAGGTCGCCCACATTGATGTAAATCTTATCCTTGGTGGCGTTGGCAAGGGTCAGCTCAATATAAGTGCCAGCGGGCTGACCAGTGGGATTCTCAACGACCTTACCAGAGCTGACCACCATATCGGCGGGAATGTCGATGGTAGCAATCTGGTTGCCGCACTGAGACAGGGTGTAACGCTTGGCATAGCCCTCGGGAGTGGTAGTAGTGCACTCCACGGTGTAATCGGTCTGAGTGGGAATAGCGGCAATCTTCTCGTCCACATAGTCAATGGCAGTAGTGGCCTTACTGGACTCGGGGATGACGCCAATCTTGGCCATAGCATCAGTGCCGGCCTTCTTAGCCTCGGCAATGGCGGCATCCTTGCCGTCAGTCATAGCCTGAGCCTCGGTCTTGGTGGCATAATCCTTAGCCTCAACCTCAGCCATAGTAGCCTTAGAAGCAGCCAGCTCATACGCGCTCTTGACGGTCTGAGCATATGCCTCCTCGCCCAGGATAGCGGTCTTGAGGGCGGCGTCCTTAGTGGCGGCATCTTCCTTAGCGGTGGCAATCGCCTCGTCCTTAGCGGTAGAGATGGCGGTGCTGACCTTGGTCACATCGACCTTGCCTTCCAGCGCCTCAACACGGGCAGAAATGCCAGCATCACCAGTCACCAGGCTGTCAGCATATGCCTTGGCAGCAGTCTCAGCGGCAGACGCCTTATCATCGGCATACAGCTTGGCACCCTTAATGGTGTCGCTTGCCTTAGTGTCCTCATCAGTGCCGACCAGCGCGCTCTTGGCGTTGCCAATATCGGTCATGGTAGCGGCCTTGTTGGTGGCGGCATCATAGGCAGTATTGAAGGTCAGGTTGTTCTGCTTGGCATCAATGGCAGCTTGCAGGCCACTAATCTTGCCAATGCCCAGCTCAGGGATATCATCGGCAACCAGCTCGCGGCGAGTAACGGTAATCTTACCATCAGTCTCGCTGACGGCAGACACCAGCTTCTTGGCTACTGCGGTATCGGCAACATTCAGCTTGCCAATCTCCTCGCCAACATAGGTCTTAGCATCAGCCAGCGCAGAAGCAGCAGAGGATTCTGCCAGCTTACGAGCGCCACGGATAGTCTCCTTGGTACTATCATCGGCCTCGGCACCCAGCAGTGCAGACTTGGCAGTATCAACCTTGCTCTGTGCAGTTTCATTCAGAGAAGCGACAGTGGCATAAGCGGCATCAGCCAGACCGGTGACGGCCACATTAGTGCCATCAACGGAGATAGTACCATTGGCAGTACCAGCCTTGACTTCCTGAACAGCAGACACGGCCTTGGCCAGCTTGGCCTTAACATCGGCATGGAGCTTGACCTCAGTCACAGTGCCGTCAGTCAGAGAGGCAGTGACCTTGTGGGTCTGCGGGTCAATGTTGACGAATACCATGTCGCCCTTAACAGAGCCGGAGGTAACATACTCAATCAGATCGTCAGCCTTAATATACAGCTTATCCTCGGCCTCATTGTTCAGCACCAGCACGATATAGGTGCCGACCTCAGTTACGCCAGCGGGCAGAGAGCCAGTCTCATAGGTCTGCACGGAGCCGGACTTGACCATCATATCCTTGGGGATGTCGATAATTGCACCAACGCCGACATTATCCTTGGTCAGCTGATAAGAAGCGGACATACCAGTAGTGGCGGCATCCAGCTTCTTGATGCTATACTCGGGCACGGTAACCTCGTCAACAATGACCTTGAGGCCGTCGTCGCCCAGAGACAGTGCATTGCCCTCAGCGGCAGAAATAGCCACCTTGACAGTGGGAGCAGTAGCCGTACCACCAACAGTGACAGACGCATCAGTCGCAGCAATGGAAGCGACCTTAGCATTGGCCAGCTCCTTGATCTCATCGATTAGGGCATATAGGCCAGTAGCTGCAGCCTCGCCCTCAGCAGCCTTGCCAACCTGACTAATCAGGTCATCAACTTGGCCTTGCAAAGTAGCAACATCAGAAGCGAGGTCGCCGGAAGCAGTAGTTTGAGCCAGTTTAACTAGTGTACCAGCCTCATTAGAAATCATATAGGCTTCGCAAACTTTCTTAGTCGCACCAGTACTATCAGCAACATCAGCATATAAAGTCAAAATCTGACCTACATAAGCAGTGGCGCCGGATTTAGCATAAGTTTCTAGTTCAGTTTTATCATACCACACCGCAGTGGTATCAACAGGAGCAGGGTTACCACGCTTAATACTCAGTGGAAAACCCATGTATGCGGCATCATTTAAAATAGTAGCCATATTATATATTTACCTCCTATTCAATTAACCAATGGTAACAGAGTAAGTCTCGCCAGCATCAATGGAGGCGGGCTGATACACATAGATATTATAAGCGACAGCAGCGTAATCATTAGCGCCCTTGACTTGCACAGTGGCAGACTGCTTGACAAACAGCGCAGTAACATCCGCATTAAGCGCCGAGGGCATGAGCACCTTGGTAATCTTGCGGTCGGAAGGAACGGCAACGACGACCTTGACAGCGCCAGCACCAGCACCAAAGGTGGACAGCGTACCAGTACCAGTGGCCTTATTATTCTTCAGCGCACGAACAGCGGCAGAGTCGATAGCCGCATCGCTGATCATCGGCCCCCAGAACATATAGCGCACGCCCAGCAGATTGCCGCTATCCTTGCTCGCGCTACCAGCCTTAATCTGACCGTCAGGATAGGCATTGCCCAGGTTGGTCACAGGAATAGCGCCATCATTATAAGTGGCCTTAGCGGTAATCTTCTTGGCAGTAGATTCGGCAACCACATTCTCAAAGGTGCCAGTAGCGGTAGACAGCTTATCGGCCACGCCAGTGCAGCTGACTTCCCAAGTCTGCGCAGTGATGCCGGTAGCGGGGCCATAGGTATAGCCGCCAGTAGACAGAGCCGCAGTATAGGTCAGGTTCTTCTTGGTGCCGATTTCAAAGGTGCCCAGACCGCCAGTAGAGCTGAAGGACACAGCGGGGTTGGACTTGGCGGGATTGGCTTCCTGCGCCATCAGGCTGGACAGCACCTGCTCCACATTCTTGCCCTTAGCAGCAAACTTAGCGGAACCAGAGGGCTTGGACAGAGTGCCGATAGCCACAGTATAGGTGATGTCGTCATCGAAATAGACGTTATCGGCGCGATAGTTGCCATCCATGGCCTTCCACTCGCCGTCATACACATAGGCGGTATAGCTGGTCTTATCACCAGAAATCACGCGCTTAACAATAGCGGTATCACCAGTATGCACCTCGGTACCGGCAACAACGCGGGTGATAGCGACAACGTCAGTCTCCTCATCAGTAGGAACGACGTCGAAATTCTTGGCAGAATCACCGCCAAAATACTTAAGGTCGGCATAGCTGGTCTTGCCATCGCCAATCTTCATCTTGTGGGTATCATTCTCATAGACAATTTCGCCCGCCTTGGGTACCTTGTCAGCTTTTGCTGCAAGATTCGCAGCGGTATCATTGAGAATTTGAATACGAGTATTTAAAATTTTCTCAGGCATATTCAATAAATCTCCTTTACAAAATAAAATTTATAATTAAACAAGGGAAATTGAATTCCCTCCATTTAATATTACATCTATTCCTTCAGTATCTATGCGATCAATAGAAAGCGAATTTACTTCCATTGACCCATCAGTTGGATCTACTGAAATTTCATTTTTTTTAGTTGAACTTAATACAGTTCCACGACTCTCTTCGTTTGCAATAGGTGACAAGATCGAACCATTAACAATATCATCAATAGTAATATAATTACTCATATCAGATTCTGCAATATATGGTAAATCTTTCCAAGCAGTTGCGCCATCACCAATTTTTAATTTAAACTTATCAATTACAAAACTGGGTTCACCAATAGCAAGAACAGGATTTTTGGCTTCCCAGTTTGCTAAAACATCTCGGCGCAATTGAAATGTAGTTTTATATACGGTAGCCATTAGGCGCCACCTCCATCATAAATAACATCTCCTCCAGGAGTATCACCGCCCGAGCCTCCTCCAGAGCCACCAGACCCACTGATCTGAACCTCAATCCAATTTCGTTTATTATTCAACATATAGGTTTTACTAGTACTAATATCAAATGCGGTAGACCCAGGTGACAACTGACTAATATCAATATCATAAATCTCATTAAATGTATCTATAACGAATTTCTTAACTGAATTATACGTAGAGCCATTCGCATAGATAGCAGTGTATGCCATGAGTATTCCTCCTTTGCTTAAAATTCATTCTCCTAGTATATATGAAAAAAACGCTAATTGAATTAACTTGTTTTGTCCAAAAAATTTTCTAAAGGCCAAATTTATTTCAGGTATATCCACCCATAGCGATCCA